AGCATTCATCTATTTCCTCTTTTTTTACTTCTTCTTGCAAACATGCATTTGCATCATTTTTAGGCAATAGCACGTTATAGCATCTTTCTAGTCCTAGGCGCTTCGCATGAGAAAGTGCACCTTTTTAACCCGCGTCGTCATTATCGAAACATAAATAAATCTTGTCGAATCTCTCTAATCGATCAAAATCATTTTCTATCCAGCTTGTACCACTTGCACCAGTTGGCACCGATAGCGCCTGATATCCATACGCAGCTAATGACATCGCATCTATCTCTCCCTCGCATATCGTCACAGAGCGTCCTGAGCGAGTAAATGCATCCCACCCAAATAAACATAGCTCGCAATCCTTTTCGAAGCGAGCAGGTAGCTTCTTGCCGTTCTCATCACGATTGATAGGAAGTGTCTTACGGTTAACTAATAAGCCATCACGGTAAAAGTTAAATTCAAGGCATCCGTTACTTACCCCAACTTTATATCGCGTGGCTATATCTTCCGGTATTTTCCTATAATCTTTTAAATACTTAGCGCCTTTATCTGAAAGCTGATGGATCGTACAGCATGGTTTGTTATATATTTTCTGTTCAGTTTTAAAGTATTGTTTTTCAACATTAAGAAATTCACACGCTTGATCATAAGCGTCGCATAATTCTATATCGCGTGATTGTGACCATAAATCGATCAAGTCTCCACCGATATTTGGGTTAAAATCTCTCCAATTTCCTCTATATTGGCCCGTTAGCGTCACTTTCAAGGAATTACCTTTACCCCCCTTAACTGATGCCGCATAATAGTTTCCGTTTTTTGTTGTGCCATTCGGCAAAAGCATCTGCACAATGCTTTCGGTCTGGATGGCCAATTTTTTCGCTATTTCTGAATATCTCATTAAATTACGCCTCTGTCTCTATCGTTTGATTGATTATTATTTTTGTACTGACTCTTAATTGATTCTAAAAATTTTTCTGCCTCTTTGTATTTATCGTTGTGAATGTATGTACCTAAATCAAGCGGACTGCGATTAAAACCATTATTTTTGCATATCCTCAAACCTTCCAGATAAAGGGGCAAGTTTTTTATCAAAGCATTAAAGTCACCTTTACCCATTTTTTTTAGTTTGCGTAATGCTCTATCTTCCCCGATGCAGTTGGGATAAATTTCCTTAACGTCTTTCAATCTATCCAACGCCATCGATTCTAATTCCGAAACTTTCTTTACACTATCGTTTTCAAAAAACCCATTTTGTTTATTTTTTTCATTTGTAATAACTGTTTCTTTTGTATGTACCCCCTTTTCGCACGGACGTGGAAACCCACTACCGTCGGTTTTGGGGGTAGTCGTGGATTGTTCATTTAATGTGTCAGGATGTATAAATTGTGAGCCATTTAACGCTCTCCAAAATCCTTTTGCAAAAGAGCCATCGTCATTTCTCAGACGCACATATTCTAATAACTTACATTTCACTAGTAACGATAAGGCTTTTTCCAATTTTTTTTCGCCGAATCCAAAATGGCGGCGCAGATGAGTTTTATTGATTTTCCAATCGCTTGGTAAACTTTGAAGATAAATCCATATTGATAAAGCAGGAGGGTCCATTAAATTTTGAACAACAATATTCGCAACTGTCGTAAACGGCACTTCTTCGGCTGCACTGAAACCATCGTTAAATTTTTCTACTGACATAACTAAATCCTTTTATTTATATATTACACATAAGTTTACTATCTGATCTTGGGCACGTATTCGGTCAGTAAATGACCAGTGTGGGGGAATATACTCAAACAAAAATTCATGAGTTTGTTTGGGGTTTAAATATTGAATGGTAGGGAGGTGAAAAAGCTCTTGTACGAGTGAGAGCCATTTAGATATTGACATACAAATTCCTTTTGTTACGACGGCTCCTTTATACCGTCTGTTCGCTTTCAATTACTCAATAATTCTTTGGTTCCATTCTATGCAAAATCTTGCGAATTCCATTGCTGTTGGTGGCCTTGATTGAAATTTAATATCAATAAAAATAGGGAAAAAAAGAGAAAAGTTATTGAACTATGTACGAAAATGTTATAATTTATCGCATCTCTTGATTCACCCTGAATGAATCAGTCGGTAGATTAAGGGCTGTTTGTCGCAGCCCTAATCCGTCTTATTACTATACTCGCCTCAATCAAAAACACAATTACGACCTTGATTGATTAATACTTAATCATCTTAGCGATATACCGCACGCATTCCTCATAGTCTGAGTGCTTAAAGGCCTTGGGTATCTTAGTTTTCAAAGTGCTATACAGCGCATCAATATTACAGTTTGTCTTATTAGTTTTTAAAAAATTGTCGTAGTAATACGCTGATATAACAGCTTTGAATTGTTCCGTGTTCATAACTTATACTTCCTTGTGTTGTGTGGTGTTGTTTATTTATCAGTCAGTTTTTTGTACTCTTTGTAACTTAAAAAGACAGCCACTTTTTTACCGCGTCTTGTTAGCATAATATGCTCGTGTCCATAAGCTGCTTGGTTAACATATTCTGATAAGTTTTCTCTGAAATTTACTGTTGATACTTCTTTCATCGCCTTACTTCTTTTTTGTTTAAAATGTAGGTACAGTATGCACGTACTGCACACGCAAGTCAAGCCTTAATTTCTTAAATGTACTCAAATAATTTAATACATTATACTTGACTATATTACGCATTATACATATACTGCGTATACAAGATAACAAACAAGGGTTGATAAATGAATGCAGAAACGGTGCGGTATCAGTTGCTAATGCCAAAAACTATGTACAGAAATGCGAGTATAGCGGCAGCTAAGCGCGGCATGAAAACAGCGGCTTATATTAGAATGGTATTAGCGAAAGGCTTGATAAACGAGGAATAAAAAAAAGCCCCAATAAATTGAGGCTCCAACTAACACAAACACAAGGAAAATTATGTTGTACGTAAATAATAGCGTAACAATTTATGTTACGCAAGAATTTGTTTGTCCGCTATGCGGTGGAACACATGGGAATAATTCACACTGTCAACACTGAATGGAAAATTATGATGACTATCTCAAATTACAATAAAAAATCATTATCATTAACGTTGCTTGTAATAATCAATGTTGTGATAGGCACTAATCCAGAGCTTGCAATAAATTTTATAAAAAAGTTTATTTTGTAGTTGACATTACTACACATAATACATATAATACACATACTAACTAAGCAACACGAAATAAGGAAAAAACATGAACGCAGTAGTACAGTTAAAGCCAAGAATTAATTTGGGTTTACAAAAAAAAGTTGAACAGTATCAAGACAAATTACGTGACATTAAAAAACTTAGTGAGGAGCGCGACGCACTAAAAAAAGAGTTGATGGCAGCAATGGCAGAAACTGGCCAAATCTTAAATGCAAAACAACAAAAAATTGCATGGGTAACTGAGTCTCATCCGGAGCAATTTAATAAAACGCAATTTAAAAAAGATCATTATGAATTATATGAACAGTACAAATATTTAGGAAACCGAACTACTTTATATACAGCGTAATTGAGCAACGGACTGCGCGCTGGGTTGCTAGATTAACTCCCTTCTCCTGGCGCAATGTCTTAATTAAATAAGGAAATAAAATGGCAATAATGACACTAATACTGGGCGAATCAGGTACAGGTAAAACAACGTCTTTGCGTAACCTTCCCCCTGAGGAGACATTTATAATTTCAGTAACTGGAAAGCATTTTCCAGTGCGTGGCTTTAAACAAATGTTCCCAAATGTAGAAGACGATGGGGAAAACGGCCGATATTACGGCACTAACAAATGGAATAAAATAGTTAAAGCTATTAACTCAATTAGCGCGAACAGACCCAAAATAAAATATTTAGTACTTGATGATTTTCAATATATCATGGCAGATGAATTTTTCGAGAGAAGCGCAGAAGCCGGTTTTAACAAATACAACGAAATAGGCGCTCACGCGTGGGAAGTTATAAACGCTATGCAGAACGCCAGGACTGATTTGTTTTGCATCATGACAGCACACACAGAGCTTACACAAGCAAACGCAACTAAGATTAAGACGATTGGGAAATTGTTTGATGAGAAAGGAACGCCTGAAGGCAGGTTTTCGTATATTCTTCACTCTTTAATTCTTGATGGAAATTATAAGTTTTTAACTAGGCATGATGGGACTCACAATGCTAAAACTGATTTGGATCTTTTTGATGAAAAATATATTGATAATGATATATATGAAGTAATTAAAAAAATTAAAGAGTTTTGGGGCGATGAGATAATAACAGACACTAATCTTTAATAGGGAAAAGCAATGCTATGGATAGCGGCAGTACTAATAATTATAGCGCTGTGCATGTTTCAAGAAGAAAAAACTAAAAAGTCGCAAAAAAAGGAGAGTAAAAGTGACGAAAAACAAAAAGCAAGCAGAAGTAAAAAAAGTAAAACTGTCAGAACTAGACGAGAGACAAAAAGTGCTGGAGCTAGCAAAACTAAGCGATGATGTCCAGTCTCATTTTTTCAAGCATGTGACGCCAGCGTTTAAAGGAGAACCTTCTAATTTTGCCGTTGATAATATTATGAGAGTTGGGATTTTCTCATTGACTCAGATTGCCGCTGAGCTTTTTGTTCAAGCTTACAATGCAGAAAACACAAAAGAAAATCGCGAGGAGTTTTTTAAGCTTGCAACGGCAAATGTTGCAGATTCTTTTGCTGGAAAACTTAAACTTTTAAATGATCTTTATGCTAAGAAAGAGGAAAAATCAAAATGAAATTTACACCGTTAGAGATCAAAAAAGACGCGCCTGCAAATTATTTGTTGCCAGCAGGGGACTATGAGGTTGAAGTTGTGGACGCAGAAGAAGGTGTATCAAAAGCTGGAAACGCACAAATTAAACTTAAATTACGCATTATTGCTGATGGAATGTCCGTAACAACTTTTGATTATCTTGGTGCGACAAGTAAGAAATTAAGAAACTTTTGCTTAAGCATGGGGCTTCAAGAAAAGTATGAGCATGGTGAAATTACTGACTTAGATTGCGCAAATAAAAGAGGACACGCATCTGTGAAAGTTGAACGCAGCGAAGAATATGGCGATAAAAACAAAGTGGCTTTTTATATTGATAAGCCAGAGCCTAAAAAACCGGCTGAACACTTTACAAATGATGAATGCCCTTTTTAATTAATTAACTGGCTAGGATGGCTAAAACAACGAGGTATATATGAGTATTATTTTAATTTTAATCATCCTAGCATTTTTTAGTGCTGTCGGGGAATTTGACGTACTAGGTGCAATTTTATCGGTTATAATTTTGATCGGTATATATATAGGCGGCTTTATATTTCTATGCGCCGCTGTGCTTCATTAAAAAAATAAGGATATTAAAATGTTTAAAAGAAAAGAAAAAAAACCATTGTTTGAATGTGTTAAAAAAGGTCATGGCATGTCTCCACAAACCGGATATCACGTACAGATAGAAGGTAAAACAGTTGCTATTTTTCAGACGTTTGAAAAAGCGCAAGCTCATATGTTGACTAATGAATTTTTAGCACAGATATACGATAGACTTTAAATAGAAAAAAACTGGCGGGAAAAAATAACTTAAGGAAGTAAAAACCCGCCAGAAACTTTAAGTTTTTTATTTTTTAGCGCGTTTTTTACGCGCTGCATAATTGGCTTTTTCACCGCCAATAATTTCACGTTTTTTTGCAGCAGATTTGCCTTTTAAAGCTTTACGTTGTGCTGCTGATTTCTTTTTGACACCCATCCCTTCACTTTCATCACGACGATCTTTTAAGCTTTCGTGGTACTTCTTAACAGCTTCATGTGCTTTTTTTACAGCATCAGCCGCTTTTTTTGCATGTCCTGAACATTTTTTCATTTTATAAATCCTTTTAAAGTTGTACACATTTTTGTTGATAACCCTGTTGATAAAGGTTAAAAACTCCGGTTAATCAAGTGTAATATCAAATGATTATAATTTATACTAAATAAGTGCCACTCAAAATTAACACGCTATTTGCACGTTAGACCCAGCTTGCACCGCGCAGTAAATATCACCTACGTCCGCACTCGCAGCGCCAGGTAGCTCGGTGAACTTAATAGCCATTTTTAACCTTTCCTTCTTTCATTTTCCTCCGGTTCGACACCAAAACATTGTGGGTGGATGTAAGAGCCTTTCTTATCAAGTTCTTTGTCTATCTCAACTTGTACGCGGTTATCTTGTGCAAATTTATCGTTTCTTACGCCGGTTACCTGCCATGACACCTTCAGGCCGGCCGTACCGCCTGCAATTGAAAATTTATTATTAGCAATTTCTTGAGAAATATAGATAGGGGCGTGCGCACCTATACAAGATAACTGATATCTGAAATCCATATTTAATGCTTCAAAATAAGATGGCATCTCAACAACTGTTTCACCGCGTGCGTCTAAAACAACATTACCGTTATACACGTTCATCATGTCAGGGGACTCAACAAAAGAGTGCTGAAGTATTTTGTTTTCAGGGTCTAGCGGATGATCTATTGTAAAAGTACCGGAACCTTTGGACAAATTTCCCGTAATTGACAGCGATCCACCTTGCGTCAGGGTCATCGGCACGCCAGTCAAAATATTTGAATTGTTATATGCTGCCCACTCCCAGCCGCCTCCTCCGAACCCCTGCTGATTTATAAAGGCTGAGGCGCCTGAGTTTCCTGCTCTATTCCATACAAGATACGCACCTTGCCCATTTACACCGCCAAATCCTTGTGCGTGTACATGAAAACCACTAATTAAAATAGTACTTGCTCTAACTTTTGTAGATGTGAATAAGCCATCAACGTCTAATGACGAAATTATATTGAGGAAAGCGGATCCAGCTTCCCGGGCATGCCACTGAAAAATACTTTGCCCGGCTCTAGAATCGATTCTAAAAAAGCCGCCCTGTTGCGCAATATCATATGTTCCGCCGAATCTATTAATATTAGAATCATTCGAACCGATATTTATTAGCCCCCCATTTATTTCGGATGCAACGCCCGAGTTTATTAGTCGACTCCCGCCGTCAAAAAGACCAAGTATTCCACCAAGATCAACGTCTCTCACGGGCAATTGCGTATTTATTCCTAATTTTTTACCTGCATTATCATAAAATAAATTAGCATTGGCTTGGGTTAATTCGCCTCCTGCACCAGAAAAGATAATTGATCCCGGAGTAAATGCGCCTCCACTGGTTGGAATTTGCTTCCATCCGGAGCTGTAAAGATATAGATCATCGCCGCTGCGGTCATAAACCATCGGAATCATGTCAGTATATGACGCCGGCACTCCTGTGGGCACCCCTGCGCATGACGGTATGTAAGGAAAGCCAGCAGTTGCAGTTGTCGCAACGCCTGTGCCGCTTAAAAGAAAATTCCCATCGAGCGAAATAAGCGCTCTATTCGTATCTGTGCTCGAAACCCCAGCTAATCGAGTGAAAAACGCAAATCCGATATTTCCGCCTTGGTTGTTCATCGATAGACGAACACCGGATTTTGACGAATCGTATGCACCTCCGAAGGTATTAAACGCACCATCATTGACTCCGATGGCGATCACTTCTGCGCTATTCGAAGTAGATACGCCCGCATTAACATTTTTGGACGTGTCGTATAAATTTATCTTTCCTTCCAAATCAAGCCTGACCTCTGGCGTATTATTTCCTAAACCTAATCTCTTATTTGCGACGTCCCAGAAAAATTCACTGTTATCTTGATCAGCTTCCCCGGACGCATCCGCAAATAACACGGACCCAGTTGTAAAAGCTGCAGCTTTCAATACAAACTGTTCTTTAAAATCGGCGTAGCGAATGGCCGCATCATCGGTAGGGCCGTAAGGCGACCGTCCTATATATAATAAATCTAAGTCGAGATTGGTGGTAGCTGGGTTCGCAGTATAGACTTGTGCGATATTTGATGACATTTATAAAATCCTTTTATAATAAGAGCAGCGAACTACCATCTAAAAGTTTAAAATCGCTTCCGTCTAAAAGCAGAAAATTTCCACTAACCGGAGGGAATTCGCTATGGCCTTGATATTGGGCTATCATAGGGTTATCTACACCAAAGTTATACCCCAGGCCAAAATCAAAATCATAGTCTGTATTTCTCATTAGAATTGATTCCCGACAGCATATAAAGAAACACTCACTTCGCTTGTTGCGGTAGCTGTTACTACATGAATAACGTCGTCAGCATCTACTTGTAAAACGCCTGGATTTAAAACAGAGTCAGAAGCCGCGAACGTGGCGCCAGCAGGAGCTGCTGCGGCGTTATTAATAGCTACCCAGTTCACAGTACCAGCTTGATAAGAGAACGATGCCACCCATTTTTTGGATGATCCTGGCACAGTAAGAGTTTGCTCACTGCCGTTGCTAAGCGACGCGGAGAATAAATCTTGCGAGATTCTAGGAGCAAATGCATTTTTTCCATTCACATCTGTTTCAAAGTTTAGTTTTGTTGTCATTATTACGTCCTTGTAATAGTACTTTATTTTATCATATCTTTTATTACGCTAGTATGGAACAAACCATATCAAAGCTTGATATAAACGTTCGCAAATGATGTTAACTGCATATTATTCATAGCGACATTTGCACCTTCATTTTCTAAGCCATCTTTAACATAAGAATCAGCCCCGCCAGCATTTGAAGATTTATTGTTATTAGGGGGCACATCGAGGTCACCCAAGAAAAACCCTTCCCCACTATCATGCCTAGATTGATGCCTGTGCTCTGCCAGCTCGTTTGTAGTTTGAGTATGCAACGATTCACCAACTACCGCCCCAAGTGCTGAACTAATGGTCGCCGTGCCTGAGAGCGCGGCACTCCAGTTCACACAATGGCCACTAGCAGATAATCCAACCGCCCTTTCATAAGAAGAAGATAGCTTGTATTCACTGGCACTTGTTGATCTTGAAGAAATATAGTACACCGAGTTTACAGATAGTTGACCTGGAAGACTACCTGATGTTGATAAAATGATAGGTGTTCCAGCCTTTAATTGGGTGCTTGGCGCTGTGGTTAACGTAATAGTTAAATCGTTATTCGCAATGCTTTGGGTGCCTGATCCCGAACTTGTAATCCTAATCCTATTAGTCCATGGATTTGTTTTATAATCATTTAATGCAGCATATAAGCTTTTATGAAATGCCACCGTCGTGCCTGATAGGACTGATATATAATAAGGCGTATTGATGCTTAATCCACCAGGAAGGGTACCAGTAGTTGCCAAGTATACAATGTCGCCAGTTTGCAGGTCGCCTAGATCGGCAAATGTCATAGTATAATTAGTGGTGCTCACCGCTGAGGAATTTGTGGGCGTTAAATTGATCGTAAAATTTTCGTTAAAATCCCAAACAGGATTTGCGCCCGCTAAAACATGACCTAAATTTTGAGTTAATGTTATTCTTCTATTGTTTATAATAAAATCATCATAGGCCGACTCTCCTCGTGATTGGGTCGTTCCAGAGGAATCCTGGATAGTCGCATATAATTGGCTAACATTATCCCAAAGTAATTTAAAAAGAGGCCATGCTTGGCTTGACGCCAGTAACGTGCCACCATTTCCCTGATTGCTTATCGAACCATTGTTGGCTGGAACCCACCCAAAGTTGTAAAAATAATTTAAAGACTGTCTAAAATCTCCCGTGCGAGGCGAGAAAATGATTGAACTTGCCTTATCATAGCTATCAAAATCATTGGTGGGGGCCGTGTCGCCCAAAAATATTGATGGTAACGCAATCTGAATATCATAATTAGTATTTTGAGGTAAATTAATTTGTAAGTAGTATGCGTCATCTTTTGTGGCGGATATAGTTTCCGGCGCAGCAAAATTTGCAAATGAAAATGGGGTGCTTTTTTTAAGCCAGTTTGTCGGTAAGGTTATCCCGCTTTCAATGACGTCTCCAGTTCCTAGATTGAAACCTTTATAGCCTAGAAACTTTAATATAGAAAAAGAAATTGGTACATTATTCGCACCTTCGGCTCTTTTTGCTTGAACAGTAAGAATTGCGTCTTTACCCTCCAAGTTTCTAATATTCAGCGCAATTGGAATTTGAATATATTTAAAAGATTCACCAGTAGTTGGCGCTGTACATGTAGCATTGATATAAAACTCAGGATTAACATCTTTTGACATTAAATCATCAGGATCAATCAAATCAACTGGAAGACGAGCAAATTCAATGTGATCATTGGCGCCTGTTTTGGATTTTTTAAACCGAATGTCTGGCTCATATAGGCCGTTATGTTTGCTTGGGCAGATGACGATATTAGTTTCATTAGTGCAGTTTATAGTAGGCTCAGACTCAGCACTAAAGGTTGCCTTTGGGCCGCCTGCTTGCCAAAACCTGTTATTAACAATTAAATTTTGATAAGTACTAATTTCGTTAACATCAGAACTATCTTCAACAGGTGGAAAACCCTGGCGTGTAAACTGAAATGTTCCTGCTGAGTTATAAACCTCAATATAATACAATTCGGTATCACTTGGGCTATCTTCAGAAAAAGGATAATAATAAGGATTAATTTCATTTCCAGACGGGTCAACAAGCGCACCCGCACCACTTAAAGTCATAGGATTGGCTAGCGGTACATAGCTATATCCGGCTGAAGGAGTGCCGGATTTATAAAACCAGTTTTTACGCTCCAGCCTATTATTGTCTTTGTAAATATCAATTCTCCCGCTGGATAACGGTAGGCCTGTGTCTTTGTCGACAAGGAACTGTTGCAAAGCTTTTGAGGCTACTAATTGGGAAACTATGACCGTCATTATCTCGTCCTTGAGAAATTATTATTTTGAGTCTTGTATATTTTTGTACTGGGCCGCCGTTCTTATTTTTGGCGCAATATTTTTACCAACCCTGCTTAGCGCACTCGCACCAATTCTTCTTGCAAGGCCTATTTTTCCACGAGATATCTCGTCTGGATGAAGTTTTTCAAGCAAACTTTGATATATATTTAACGGGATGCCATTTCTTGGGTAATAGTGGTCTTCTTGGAGAGGCTCTAGCGTTTTTAATACCCTATTTGGCGTTATTCTTTTCACCAAGCCTTGGCTTAAAGAGTCAATCCCTTTAGTAGCACCGTATGTATCTTTCATTTCTTTGAATTTGGCTTCAGCATTTTTGTATCCTGCTAATACATTAGGATCATATTCTTTTAAAGTCGGATGAATAAATTTCTCGCGCAGTTCTTGTTTAAGATTTCTTAAAGTCGAATTCATTGCAAGGTCAGCTCCGGCCGCCCCCTTTGGAACTATATTCATATTTACTTCTTGTTTTAGTAAATCAGCATTTTCTAGTGTCGGCTTGTTCGAAAATTCGTAAAATTGGCGTCTAACATCTAACGGAATAAGCTTGGAATTATCATAATTTTCCATCAGGTCTTTACTAAAGATGCTTTTTACTTTACCTTCTGTGGCGCTAAGCCTGCTGTCGCCCAGCTGTACCTGAGGGATTATTTCGTCATACAACTCTTTCGCCGATTTATTTCCTTTTCTTGCGGCATTTTGCAACGCCGTAAGCATTCCTGGTTCCATTTTTCCATATGAAGTACTTAGAGGTTTTGTAAATGTAAGATTGTAGTTAATTGGGTTTTTAGTAGGCATTTCTATTGTATTAACATGCCCAATTGCATTGAGCCCGCCATATCCTTGATCGGCTTCTTGCTGCAAGTCAGCACGGTGGTGGATCATTTGTTCTACTTTGTCTTGAACCCATTTTATGGGATGCATTTTTTCTGCATAATGACCCATAAACTTCTGTATAGGTGCTTCGATTGCTTTTCCGATACCTGCCCCTGCCGCACCAATCAAGGCACCTTGCGCTCTGTCGCTCGGATTTAACGCAGCACCAAAAGCCGCTTGAGGCGCCGCAGTCCCTAAACCAAATCGAGATAGTGCTTTTAATCCGACCGGAGCATATCTGGCGCCTATGGCTCCTAGCGCGGGAAGGTCGGCCACTCCCCCGGTAGCCATTGCGGCTCCAAAATCTCCAATGCCTCTTGCAAGAGGGCTTTGGTCAGCACCGAAAAACTTATAAGGGTCACTAGTCATTTGCATAGACTTAGGGGCTGCTAAATTATAAACGTCTTCTCCCACCTGGGATAGTCCCGCAGGCACGACGGCAGCTTTTTGTGCAGCCCAATCCAATCCTTTTTTTAATTCAGACCCAATACCTAGCAATTCTTGTTTAACATCTGTTTTCGGGGTTCCCATTTTTTGGCGTATATCCGCAACTTCCTGTGGGTTAGTTATAGGCTCATAGCGCTGAGATGCCGAAGATACAGTATTTACTGGCGGTGATTTCGCCATAGATTGCCTAATTTTTTGCAGCTCGTCAGGATCGGTTATTTGTACATAACTAGCCATTTATTTCCCTTTAGAATTTAACCTAAAAAATTTATTCGGTTCATTTTTATGAAAATAGACCCCGGGCATTCCTGGAACAGGCTCTAAATCATTATCAGTCACGCCAGGGGAATCCGAAGGTGTTTGTGAACCTGGCATCGCAAGGGCACCATGAAAATATTTTGATACCTTCTCATAAAGTGACGGATCAAGTTTTTTCATTGCACCGAATGCTGTCGCAAGATAAGGATGATTCGTGACCGTAGATGCTAAACCGGTAAGTTTTCCCAAACCTCCGGTCATTTCCTGAAAAGGTACGAAAGGAGTACGCTCACGTTCTTGCAATGCCTTCTGCTGTTGTTGCATTAAAGCCGCTCGCAATTGCTGCGGTAAAAATGCGCTTTCAAGGCTCTGTTGTTGTAGTTTTTGTCCCATCAAACCTGTCTTCATTCCCGCCGCAATAGGACTTGATTGGGTTAGGCTTTTTAATGGAAAGCTTGGTAAAGAAAATGTCATATAGTTAACTCCAATTATAAACTGCCGCCGATACCGCTGCCTATTGATGCACCGTTCGCAGCCCCTACCGGGCCGCCTAGAAAGAATCCGCCAAGGCCTCCTGCTAAACCACCAAGTAGCGAGCCAATTCCACTACCTTTAGCGCCCTGTTGTTGAGCCTGTTGTGCTTGCTGAGCGTATCTAGCCTCTGCTTGCGCTGCCAACGCTTGGGAAATATCATCGGCCATTCCCCGCGAGGCTTGCTGACCCATGCCAGTCAATCCTGTCATTGACTGTAGCCATTTGTAATAATCTTGCTGGCCTAAATTTCCGGCGAGTTGCTCTGACTGTTGCTGTGCCATTGGACTGCCCGCCATTCCGCCTAACGCCGCAGAGTGGCCAGCCCCTTGTAATGCTTGTTGAATAGCAAAATGTAAACCCGGAGATTGCTGGTAACCTGCGCCAATTGTTTTACCTTCCGGTCCGGTTAAGGCATCCATGCCCATTTGGCCAAGATTCATATAAGGTTTTAAATAAGGCAAGATTTCAGACGGTATTTGTTTTAAATATGATTGCGGATCAGGCCCGCTGTCTGAATCATCACTACCAAACATCCCACTAAGAAGGCTGCCGATCCCGCTCCCAATTCCAGCTCCCATACCTGCGCCACTCATCACATTTCCAAAAGAGCTGCCAAGCCCCTGTTGAGCGCCAGTGGTTCCCATATATCCTTTCATGCTATCAGGTGTTATCGCATCTCTTTGCCAACTAGTAGGGCTGTAAGCATCTGTAAAATTCATTATTACTCATCCTTAAGTAATTGTGTACGTTTTCCATTGCGCACTGACTATTTTTCTATCAGTATTGTACTCGATAATAAAAACTTTTGGCACTCGTGGCGTAACTCCGCCATCATAATAGGGTGCATCTATAATTCTATAGCCAGTGATATCTTTAACACCAGGAGGCATCCTGCTGCCAATTAATTTTTGATATGAATTTTCGATCATCGCTTGTTGTTCGGCATTTAAAACAGGTAATGAGAAACCTTCATTTGAAAAATTCTGCTGTAAAGACTCAAATAGATTATTAAAAGCTAATGACCATTGCGCGGTTAGGTGTCCACGCTGATCGACAGCCTGAGAACTTCTCGGGACACTTGGAAATATAGATTTAATTTTTTGAGTCTGTCTGCTCATCCTGGAAGCCTCACAGTTAGGTTTGCGTTTAAAACTAAGACCGATCCAAAAGATTCAAACCTAAACTTACATTGGAAATCATTGCTTGCGCCAAGTCCCCACCATTGCAGCTTGTTTTGCCGCAAGCCGATATGACGCATTTCTTTTTTTGATTCACTGCTAAAGGTACCCCCGCCATTTCTTGATACTGAAAGGTAGACAGCAGGTAAGATTTCGTATGTGGTATCAGTTTGATACCGATAACTCGTCTCCCCCGATTGAACTGTCAGAGAAATATCATTGGCAATAAACAAGTCATTAGAAGGTAACCGCACGTTTGCACAAGAGCGCACCCGAGGCACAACATATTGTTTAATATTTCCTGCTTTATCGACAGTTTCGTAATACGGTATTTCAGTATCTACAATGTATAAATTACCGTCATTCGGAGAAATTCCGAAATACTGGTTTTTATAGTAACTGACGTCTGAAATATGGAAGTGATTGAAATTATGGTCTGACGCGTTATAAAAACGATCCGTTTTAAAATCATAAAATAACGAATAATTATCGCTATAGAAATTCACGTGATAAATCAAATGTCCATCTTGCCGGTAAAGCCACGCACTACAATCTTGCGGGTTTTGTAAATTAGAAAGCTCAAAATCAACGCCGTCTGTAATAATTGGCTTGGGCAAGCTTCCTTCGCTGTACATTAGCTGCGGGCCAGACTTCTCATTTTCTGCAATCCATACCGCTATTGTGTCTAAAAACGCAATTGATTTTGCATTTGTGACACCGTAGTCAATATTAAACTGATTGTTGCGTTGATATGGAAACAGTTGCCCCCCAGTGTCATACCATGCCTCTGTGACATTTTTACCAAATACTAGGATTAAGTTACCTCCAGATGGGAAGCGAATAACTGCTTGCGTATTATCTGGTTTAGTCTCTAATAATCCGATGGAGGCCGCATCATCGGCCCAAACAAATGCGTTGCTTTGCTCACTAAGTCGCCAAGTATTATTTGCCGGCGGGGAATATTCGCCATCGTCATTTACCGTCGCAATAAAATACGTATCATGAAAAGTTAAATAGGTGGGTACAAAATTAGTAAGAACCTTTTGAAAAATTCCCTGGGTTTCAAATGTGGCGCCAGCAAAGGTTCCTGTGGGAGTAGTTGGACTAGTTCCTAGTTTTGCGTTAGTCGGATTGTTCGTTATTATAAATTTATTAGATTCTAATGATGCGCTGCTAACATAATAGGTTACCCCAACTGTTACTCCCCCTAGCCCTCCAATATTTGTGAAAACAATTGGCTCGCCAACTATTAGCGGCCTCGCGCTGCCTCCCGTGTACGTAAACACTGCTCCTGCTAGATTCGATACGGTACCCTGGAATTTCGTGGCCTGGCTGTCATACACATAAATGTATTCTTCATCACTAATGCAAATCTGTGGCTTATTGTTTTCGGCAATATAAACAGGTCCTGTCTCAGTATTAAGGACACCTAAAATTGTCGCGTTGAATGTAATTATTTTTTTTTGTTTTTGATCAAATGTTAGTCTAACTAAATATACTCTGTTACCAAATACCACCAAAAGGCCATCTAACGCAAGGCTAGTATAAATTGCTCGGCCACGATCAGCGTCCGCAAACTGTTCGCTATTTAACCCAATTTTGTAGCCGACATAAGACGTAAGCCCTTCCACTGGGGTTTTTTTGTTCCCACTCTGGCTAACGTACATATTGTAGGTATATTCAGAATCAATTTCCTGTCTACGCCCAAATGTTGATGATCCTACGATATTAACCGGTATTGACCGTGATTTCTGGCCTCTCGATACTCTCATGTAGTCCTCTAAGGCATCCAGCCCGTATATAAACTTAAGACTTGCGGTGGTAGTGAAGCGCCACCTTTATTCAATCCTGCTGTCCTGACCTCGGTGTCAATCGGCGTCATATTCTTCATTATTTTAATTAACTGTCTCAAACGTTTTTCAGATCGAGGCGGTAATGAAATTCCGTACTCCTGAGCCATGTAATCCGCTAACATATAGCGCAAATATTCATTGTAGAAATTATCAAGCTCATCACTTAATTCAGTGTCTAAAGTGACATTAGATAAATAAAACTTACCAAAAACATTAATTTCAAATATTTCACTTGGAAGGGGATAAAAATATAAAGAGCTTCCGCCGTTGCTGCGCAGCCACGCTAACGTAAATGGTAAAGAATCAAGATTATTTACTCGAGATGACCCAAAATATCTGTTTTTCTTTTGTGGCTTTATGTGAAATCTAACATCATTTAAGTTAAATGAGACCGCATCTATCTGTGCGCAATTCGGTATAAAATACTTTTCCTGATTTATAACTGTATTAAACAATGCAGGCTTGTATGAATAATAGGGCAATAGGTTGGTATCAGCTTGTGCTACGTCGAAAATACTATTTAAAAGCTCCAATCCCACCGCTTCTCGATCGCCGCTGATAGATTGTAACTCTCTAGATTCTAAGCCCGACAAATACCAGGAGCGTGAAATCAATTCTCTAGCTGTAGGCATAATCTACGCTCCTGTTATCTATGTTTTTATATTAAAGCTCGTACTGAAAGCCTTGGATATACAAGGAATAAGAGCCCGCTTCAACTTTTGTAAGAATTTTTGGCGCCCCGCTATCTAAGCCCACAGGTACAAAAGCATGATGCGTATCTGTGCCCGTTCCCGTTGCGTATGC